CTCTGCTGGTATCCCAACCATCCTTTCTGATGCTCATGGTCATCGAGAGTTCTCCAACCTTGCCACCCATCGCATACCCACGACCAGTGTCCCTACCGCTAAAGGTGTTTGGCAGGACATGGGTGACTGGGATGAACCTGACCCTGAAGCATTGGCTGAAGCCATCAAAGACTTGTACAACAACCGTGACAAGTACCGTCGTCAGGCAAACCTGACAGCCCCACAAACAGCAGCGTTCAACTGGAACACAGCCGCCGACCAGTTGCTACATATCGTTAAACCATCTGCGAAACAGATACCATTTGACTGGATGCCATTAGAACCCACATGCGAAATACAGGTATCACGCCGTGTTCAAGCCAGCATTGGCGGTCATACTGTGAAGATGGTTCCTGGGGAAATGTATACTGTAGTGTTGAATGTGCGCGACACTTTGCGTGAATCAGGATATTTATTGGAGGCAGTATGAAATCTAAACCAGTTTGGGATACACCTAATCCTAAAAAGAAATCCACAAAACTGTCCCCAAAGAAGAAGGCTGCTGCGAAGGCTTCGGCTAAAGCGGCAGGTCGTCCGTACCCTAATTTGATTGACAACATGGCAGCAGCGAAGAAAAAGTAATGGCTAAGACTGCTGCATGGCAACGCAAAGAAGGCAAGAACCCTGCTGGCGGATTAAACGCTAAAGGTCGAGCCTCCGCCAAAGCACAAGGTATGAACCTGAAGCCACCTGTTTCTGCTGCCCAAGCAAAGGCTTCTCCTAAAGCGGCTGCCCGCCGTAAATCGTTTTGTGCACGCATGGGTGGTATGCCAGGTCCGATGAAAGATGCGAAAGGCAGACCGACTCGTAAGGCTTTGGCTTTACGTAAATGGGATTGCTAGTTCGTGGTAATCTGTTCGTCTCAACCTTGAAAGGAAAATTTATGCCAATGGTCGGAAAAAAAGAATTTGGTTACGGTGCTAAAGGTATGGCAATGGCGAAAGCAGAAGCCAAGAAAACTGGTAAGCCTATGAAGATGGACAAGTCAAAAATGAAGGCTAAGAAAAAGAAGTAAATGACCACAGCAGCAACCGTCATTGATAGGACGTTGCGGCAACTACTGTCTGGAACGGTGGAGGCTCGTAACAAACTTGTCTCCACCATTACCAGTGTTGAAACAAGTGTCGTTGTCACGTATGCTTTGGAAGGGTTGCGTGTCGGACAAGTTTTTCAAATAGATTCAGAACTGTTCTACATTTGGGTTGCTGATACTGGAACAAAAACTTTAACTGTGGAACGTGGCTACAACGGGACAACCGCTGCGGCACATACCGCTGGTGCCATCGTTACTATCAATCCACGTTTCCCACGGGCGCAATGCCTTGAAGCGTTAAACGACGAAATCGCTGACTTGTCTTCACCAATGCACGGACTGTTCCAAATCAAAACATTAAACATCGATTACAACGGTTCAGACTCAATGATTAACTTGACAGGTGTCACAGCCATCATTGACCTTGTGCAAGTGTCTGTTCGATACATGACCGACGACTATCCGATAGCACGCAAGGTACGTCTCATGCGTGACCTTCCAACAGATGACTTTGCTTCAGGGTTCGCAATCCGTTTCGACCAAGGGGTATTCCCTGGAAGATTACGTGTCGTATACAAAGCACCATACGCAACTGCAGCAACCGAATCGGTGGATGTAAACAGTACGGGTGGTGTGCAGGAAACTCTTACAGATATTCTTGCTATCGGAACACAGATTCGTTTGATGTCACCACGCGAAGTGAAACGTAACTTCACTGAATCACAAGGTGATACACGTCGTGCTGATGAAGTTTCTGTTGGTGCTGTGGGTAACAGTTTCAGCCAGTTGCAACGTTTACGTCGTGACCGTATTCAAGCAGAAGCAGCAAGACTTTCGAGGGCGTACCCAACTTTTCTATCGAAGGATTAAACGGTGGCAGATAACCTTTTGCGTTTCACCGATGCGTTCTCTCAACCGCCGCCACGTTTCTTTGGTGGGGCAACTAGCACTTCTTTAGTTCCAGATATTTTTCCTATTGCTATTAACGGCAGACCGTTTCTTGTTGACCAGAAATCTAATCAGTTCACTAGAGGTTTTGAGCCGCGTGTCCGTGATTCTGTTGACCAGTCAACTAGTCCTGGTGAGGCTGCTATTAACCCTCAAGGGTTGTGGCGTAGAGGTGAAACGTCTTGGCATTATGGTGCAGGTCAAAGGTATGCGGATACTGCTGAGGCACAGGATTACAGATTCTTTTCTTCTAAGGGTGTAAGCCCGTGGACCAAGGGTCAGGTGACTTTGTTGAACACGGTTAAGGAGTCGCGTACTTCTGCGAACACAAACTTGTTGATTGCTGCTACTGATGTAGAAGTTTACATTGTTGATGGTTCTTCGGTGCTGTATTCGACTGACCCGTATGCAACATCACCAACATGGACTGCTGTCACAGGTTTGCCTGCTTTAACTCCGCGTGACATGGCTACCGATGGAACAAACATTTATTTGACATACGCTGGAACATCTAACAGTTACGGTTTGTGGAAAGTTAACGCAGCACACACAGCATCCAACGTTGCTTACGGTCACCAACTTTATTATGTTGATTTCGTTAAGGGACACCTCATGGTATCTGGCGATGCTGCAGGTGGATACGCCACAGACCTGTACTATGACCCATCGGGCAACATCGCAGGTGATGATTACGCTCATCCAATCAGCACATGGAACTGGGTAAGTTTCGCTGCAGGACAAAACGCTATCTACGTTGCAGGATACGCAGGTACCCGTGGCGCAATCTACAAAATCACTATCACCTCAGCAGGTGTCTTAGACCAACCTGTAGTCGCATTAGAACTACCTTCAGGTGAAATACCTTTAGTTGTTTACGGATACCTTGGCGGAATACTTATCGGAACAAACAAAGGTGTCCGATACGCAACCACAGACTCAGCATCAAACCTCGTAGCAGGTGCACTCATCCCAACCACAGGCAACGTCGTTTCCTTTACAGCCGATGAACGCTACGTTTGGTTCAACTGGTCACAATACGATGGCACTTCTACAGGCTTGGGACGTTTAGACCTTTCCACATTCATTTCGACCAACACCCCTGCCCATGCTTCGGACCTGATGTTGACTTCAACAGCGAACGTTTTGGCTGTAGCAACCTTCAACAACAAACGCATCTTCTCTGTATCAGCCGATGGTATCTATGTTGAAGACTCAGCGAACCTAGTCTCTACAGCAGAACTGACCACAGGAACCTACCGTTGGGGTATCCCTGACCGCAAGTTCGTAGCCAAATTCGATACCCGTACCACACCCCTCTACGGAACCATCACCCCATATATCTCGCTGGACTCTGGGGCGTTCCAATCGATGACAGCCCACGACTTGGCATTGTCCACAGAGTCGGTGGCTACAGGTCCACAGTCCAAGTTCATTGAAGCACGTTTCAAACTGGACTTCACCCGCGCATCAGCACTGGTCGGACCGACCTTAACCCGATGGATGGCTAGAGCGTATGCCACACCAGCCCGAAGCCAAGTTTTCAGGGTACCTATTTTGATGCACCACCGTTTACAAGTGCATGACACCGAATACTACTTTGATGTCGAAACAGAACTTCAAGCATTGAGGGACTTGGTTACTAACCCGCGTGTGATAAACTACCAAGAAAATAATGAAACATATTCGGTAGTTATGGAAGATTTAGAATTTCAGGTGATTGACGGATACCAGTCCAACTGGGACCTTGAAGGCACCTGTACTGTTACAATGCGTTCAGTACAAGATTAGGAGCAGAAATGGCATACGCAACGAGAAGGTCTTACGCTGGTGCGGCACCTGCTTGCACCCTGACTAACTCTATTACGTCTGGTGACACTTCTGCTTTGCTTACTGGCGATGTAACGAACTGGACGACCACTGCTTCAGGTCCGTTCTTTATGGTTATTGACCCAGGTCTCAGCACCGAAGAAAAAGTTTTGGTGGCAGCACGTACGGGTTCTTCGTTGTCGAGCATTACTCGCGGGCAGGATGGTACTACTGCTGCTTCTCATGCTGCTGGTGCAACAGTTTACCCTGTTTTTACTGCTACTGATGCTGACCAAGCAAACAAAATTGTGTCCACGTTAACAACCAAGGGTGACATTCTTGTTACTGATGGTTCGGTACTAAATCGTTTGGCTGTTGGCACCAACGCATACGTTTTGACTGCGGATTCGACTGCCACAAACGGTGTAACATGGGCTGTTATTCCAACGCAGACACCTGATTTTTCTAGTGACCAAAACGTTTTACTAACACAAGTATTCGGATAAAGGAATAACAACATGGCAACATTTAGCAAACTAGCATTACAACCAGCAGGCACCACAGGCACAGGTCTTGGTATCAAAGTTGTGGCAACAGCAACCGCTGGTACAGCGGTTCACACTGCTTCAGCAACAGCAACAACCATTGACGAAATTTGGTTGTACGCAGTCAACACTTCTGCTTCGGATGTAAAGTTGACAATTGAGTGGGGCGAAGCAACTGCACCAGATGGCAATATTGAATACACGGTTAAGGCTGAGAACGGTCTTTACCTAGTTGTTCCAGGTCTACTCTTGCAGGGCAACGCTACCGCCAAGGTTGTTAAGGCTTTTGCTGCAACGGCAAACGTTATTGTGATTCACGGGTACGTCAACCGCATTACAGCGTAAGGTCATCTTAGATGTCTCGTATTAATCGGAACACTAGTGGGGGTACATCGGTTAGCGGTGGTGCTTTGGCACCACGCAGTCGGCGTGGCAACACTGCTCAGGCTGATGCTTATTGGCGTGGTGGTGGCGGTGCAAATCCGCCTTTGACTATGGATTATCTTGTTGTTGCGGGTGGTGCAGGTGGTGGCGGTTCTACTATTGTTTCTGCTGGTGGTGGTGCTGGTGGATTCCGCACAGCAAACAGTTTCTCGATTGGTGCTTCTTTTACGGTAACTGTTGGTGCTGGTGGGGCAGGTGGGGCAAGCACAGGTGTTCGTGGCGTAAACGGGTCAGATAGCGTTTTTTCAACTATCACATCTCTTGGCGGTGGTGGTGGCGGTGCTTATATTACTGCGGCTGCTAATGGTGGTTCTGGTGGTGGAGGCACCACACCAGCAACCGTTGGAGATGGTTCTGGTGGTTTTGGTACATCAGGTCAAGGCAACAACGGTGGTCAAGGCAACAACACTGGTTCAGGTGGCGGTGGTGGAGGTGGCGGTGGTGCGGGAGCGGGTGGTTCGGACAGTGTTTCCAACAATGGCGGTAATGGTGGTGTTGGTACAGCAAATAGCCTGTCGGGTTCATCTGTAACTTATGCTGGTGGCGGCGCAGGTGGCTCGTCGGCTGGCTCGGCGGGTACGGGTGGTGCTGGTGGCGGTGCAAACGGTAAAAGCGCCGCGGGTGATGGTAACCCTGGTACAGCAAACACGGGTGGCGGTGGCGGCGGTATCAACAACGGTATTGGTGGTGCGGGCGGTTCAGGCATTGTCATTCTGCGCTATGCAGATAGTTTTGATAATTTGTCTGGTATTGGTGGTGGACTCACGAAAACTGGTGGCGGTTTAACACCAACCACGACAACTGGTGGATACAAGATTTATGTATTTACGGCTGGCACTGGAACGGTCACAGTCTGATGGCACATTACGCATTTTTAGATAGCAACAATAAAGTCACACAAGTTATCGTTGGTCGCAACGAAGACGAAGTGGTTGACGGCATCTCCGATTGGGAAGCACACTACGCAGAAGTTATGGGGCAACCCTGTGTGCGTACTTCATACAACGGCAACATTCGCAAACAATACGCAGGTATTGGCTTCACATACGATGCTGTCAAAGACCAGTTCGTGCAGCCGCAACCGTTTGCTTCATGGTCGTTGGATGCTAACAATGATTGGCAAGCACCAACACCAAAACCTGAAGGTCAATACGTGTGGGATGAAGAAACATTGGCGTGGGTCGCAGCACCCGTTGGCTGATATTTGCGCCAGTAGCAATACTCGCGCTACTCGCACAACCCGCCAAAGCAGACGTTACAGGAGACTGGACATACAGCCAATCGCAAGCATGCAACGGTTCTGTTGAAATAGTTGGCACTTCGATTACCCTTCACGGACCTGACTACGGTGGTT